TGAATATTAAACCTTGCCCAATCTGTTAATGTTCTTGTAAAATACATAGAACTAACTTCATCTTTATTTCTAAAAGTTCCAGATAAATCAAATCCTACATGTTTTTCAATGTAAGATTCTATAGCAGCTGCATGAGCTTGTTTAATATCTTCAGAACTATTAGGCATTCCCCCTAATTCTTTTTCTGTTTTTGATAATTTATTGTATTGTCTATCAGGCCTATTCATACTATACCCTCTATATCCTCTATTCTTAAAATGATACAATAATCTAGGTTTATTATTTTCTATAAGTATAGGCATTCCATAAAACACACAAGCCATTAATACATCTTCAAAAAATATTTCTGCAGTTTGTGGACGGGCAATATATTCTAAAAAAAAATGATTTATAGGACCTTCATCCATGTGAAACTTAGTCATTCCATGTAAAGCACCGTTACTTCCACCGCCACCAACAGTACCACTAATATCGTAACTATCACATCCAAAAGCACCCATATATTCATTGCCAGGGTATTTAACTCCATTCTTAAAATAATAATTGTTTTGTAAATTTTTATTAGGAGTCCAAGAAACATAAAATCTTCCTGAATTATTAGGAGTAAAAATAACCGTAGTATCTTTTATTCCATTATTATCTTTTATTCCATTATTCCAGCTAAAAGAACCTCGTGTGACAACTCTATCTTTTATTAAAGAATCATTATAATCTATTTGTTGATATAATTTCTGAAGATTAAATAATGACTGTTTGCTTTCATCTCTAAATGCATGAGACTCTGTTCTAGGAAATTGCCTATAGTATTCGTTTAATCCATCAGGATCTGATTTTAATCCTTCAACTTCATTAGTCCAATGCTCTATAACACCTTGGTCTATAATATCTCCAAATGGACCTTCTATTTCTTTTTCTGGAACATCAAATACAGGATGACCATAAATATCAATAAAACCCTCATAATTCCATTCCATAGGTATAAACAATGAATATAAACCTGATTTAGTTTGCCCATTTCTATTCCTTTTTTTTACGTTAGAATCTGAGTATAATTTTTTAAAGTTACCTCCACCTTTTTCAATAGAATTAGATGTGCTTCCCATCATACATTTTCCTATAACTCTACTTCCTAATCTAAGACAAGTTTTTGTTACTCTCCAATTATTAAGTATATTGTCTGGTCTTTCCCATTTACCACTTTCATCATGAGCTAGTAATTTTAACTTTTCTCCATCATAAGAGTTATCTCCTGTATTTTTCCAATCAATAGTAGTATCTAATCCTTCAAGCTCTTTAATAGATTCATTTGCATCAAGTTTTTTTCTTGTAAGTTTTGACGCAGGAACTCTATACGCAAGCTCCGTTTTTGGCCTATCCATTCCATCTTGAATCGGTTTGAAGAAAAACGGATAATTGAGCGATATGGGAACAACTTTGTCTGTAAACATTTTTTTTGCATCAGAACCTGTTTTGGATAAAATTCCATAACGTGAATCTTTTGATGTGGTTGCAAGATGAACCAATTCTGATGATGACATAAAACTAAATCCTGATCGTCTATTTTTAAGATAACACATTCCATAGCTTCTTGAGTCTGCTTTGCAAGCTTCCCAGAATATAAAGAATAATCTATTTGATTCCCTAAAGTTTGGCTGCCCAACATCAATTTTTGTCCACCGCAAGTACATGTAATGAGAACCAGTAATGTAAGTAGGATTATTTTTGTTATTAAACCAAAAACCTTCTTCCCTTCTTTCAAACTCTTTGTCAATATAGTCATACCACTTTTCCTTAAAATTATCTGGATATTTATCCCAATCAAAAACACTTTTTATTTTACTTAGTTCTTTAGGATATTCTATTTGACCCCAATGATTTTTATTAAAACGATAAACATTTTTTTGTTTTGGTAATGCAATCTTTAAATTTTGTATTTCATAAACCTCACCAATTGTACCATCTTTTGATATAACAACAATATCATATTCTTTATTATATCCGTATACCCAAGACTTTTTTTTATTATTAGACTTTAATTCCTTTTCAGGTATAATATCATCTAGTATTTTATATAAAGTTTGTTCGTACATTATTTTGATCTACCTTCAGCAAATCCTTTAAATGAAGATGCTTTACTTTCTTTTTTATTAATGTCTATCATATTATTTTCTTCTTCAATCTTTGTTAAGATTTCAAAAGCATCAAATATTGCAAGCTTCTTAGATGCCGCTGCATTTTTTAATCTGTCTGCTGCTATATCAGGAGCTAATCCATCTAGGTCTTTTTTTAGTATACCTTCATTAGCAACTTTTATAAGTTCTTTTACAGCTTTTTTACCTGCTTTTATTATTTCTAATTTTAATTCAGTATTATTCATAATACTAATGTTATGTTTTTATCAAACATTCTGTAAAGTTTTTCATCTTCTACAGTAAATTCATATTCACTATCTGGTTGAAACGAAACTTTAGTTCCTTCAACAATACCTTTTTCTGTAAGAATTTTATTTGAATATTTAATTATACCTACTAATGGCTCTTCATCTTGATGAGTCTTTAAGTACTTTTGTTCTTTAGGTATAGGCTTTACCATACAATACTTTGAATGACATAACCATTTGTTGTTATGTTTATACATATAAAATTGGTCAAAGTCTATAAAAAACAAATCGTCTTTAAAAAAACTCTTACCACTTCTTTCTTTTCCTTTCATGTCATTATAATATTTAAAAACATTATGATGAACTAAAAGTATATCTCCAGAAGATATTTCTCCTTTGTAGTTTATAGGAACTGATACAACTTCTGCGTATCTATTTGATGCGGTATGATCTTCTTTGGATGTGCTTGTTATAAAATCAACATTTCCAATTTTTTTTGTGTTATCATACCTTTTGTCATTGCATGGTTTTACAATGAAATAAAAAGGTGATTTCATTCAAAATTTATATTATATTCAATTGATATAGGCATATTAGAATTAAATTCTTTCCAAAGAAATATTTCTCCTTGTTTGTTTTCAATCCAAACTTTTATAGAGTTGCTTTCATCTATATGCTTTATTAAATGAATACGATAACTTCCATTAAAAATCTCTTGATTTACTATGTAGTGCATAGCACTAGACTTATAATCTGCACCGATAGATATTTTTCTTATATCCATTATTTATTTAATTTAATTATACATTAAAGCCCATTGCCACTAAAGCATCTTTTATTTGGTCGTACCAATACTGCTCAGGGTCTGCAGGGGTATTCTGTAAATTTACTTCCCAAAACATTCTTGGTGGATTGCTTGTCGTGTAATCATCTAGCATAGTTATATTAGAATACGCATTAGCAGGTATGCTAGCTGGCTCACCTGGGTCTCCTGCAGGAAAACTATCACTAACTGGAGGGTTAGTAAAGTTTGCTGCGGCTAGCAATCCATTAGGTGATACTATAGGTTCTAAGCTTGAATCCCAGGTATATTCTGGTTGGAAAAACTTAGACCTGTAAATAGTAGTAGTTCCTGCAGCAGTTTCAAGTGTAGAAATAAAGTTTCTAACAAGAGCTATATCATCTACTAATCTAACATTTGTAGCATTATCTCTATCTCCCCAAGCTACCTCATTTGGATAAACTCCTGCTATATTATAGCCATTTATTGATTCATCACCAAACGCAAGGATAACTACAGTATCTGCATTTGGATAATATCCATTTGCATCTATAGTGTCTCCCAAACCTCTGTTTCCAAGGTATCCTACCTGTCTTTCATTTGCTGAATCTTGACTCCAGTATACTCTAGAATCATAAGCATCACTACCGTTAGTAGCTCTGTCTGTATTTCCACTTGCTTCAGTTCCTCCTGTTGCATAGAAATCTTGAAGTAAGTTTCTTAAATTTTTTGTATTTGCATAATCAGCAGATTTCTGAGCCAGTTAATGCAACTGGAGTTCCTGCAGCAGTTTCAAGATTCCATCTAAGACCATTACCACCTGTCGGTAGAACAGCCAAAGTTCCTGCAGGTATTTGTGGGTGTATAACTTCCATACCAGATACAATACATAAATGAGAATAATCTGCAGCATCAGAAACTTTACCATAACCACCAGGTAAAGGACCAATATCATCAATATCAACATACGTATGACCAGCAATGTTAACGCCTTTAGCTTCTGCTTTTATAAGTGGAACACTAGCTATCTGTGCTGTTTGTGTTAATGTACTCCTCATAGACCCAGAAGCATCACTCCAAAAATGGAAGAAAGTATCTCCTGTTACTGTTAATGCTGATATTGTAAAATCTTGAGTTTTTGATAATCCATCATTATCTGTTACTGTCATCACTACATTAATATTTCCTCCAGGATATGTTCCTGTTAGCGTTCCTGTGCAATCATTATTATCTGTAAAAGTTAACCAACTAGCTCCTGCAGCAGGGAATATCTCTACCCCATCTACTGTAAT